ATGAGAAGGAAACCGGGGGTACACGAAACAGCGCGACGCACGGGCCTGTCTCCCGCCCACATTAGCAAGATTTTCTCCGGCTCGCGTATGCCGTCCCTTGCCGCCGCTGCTCTGATTGCCTCTGCCCGCCGCCAGAGCCTGGACTCGCTGTATCGGGAGCTAGTGGAACTGCATAACGGTCCAGAGCAGCCGGATGGAGAATCGGGCAAGGATGTGGCCGCATGAGCCGCCCTCGAGCTAAAACCAAACTAGCGCCGCTCCCCCCGCTGTCGAAGAAGCCTCGAGCCAACCCACCCAAGAGACATAAATTCGTACCGGAGATCGGGCGCAAGCAGCGCGATTCCGGTGCGATGATTATAGACGTGAAGAAGGCACGGGAGGGGGCAAAGATAGCTGAGGAAACCGTCAGTGTGGTTGCTGCGGACGAGCTCGACGCGATGCTCACCGAGGACCTCAAGGGGCGCAAGATGAAACTGCTCTCCCCCGAGGAGAAGGTGTTCATCATCGAGGCATACGCCAAGGGCATCTCGATGAAGCGGATCGGGGCGAAGCTCGGCCGTAATCACGGGGTCATCAGCAGGTTCCTCGACAAGTACCGAACTACTGTCCCAATGGCGCGGTTGCACTTCGAGGCGAATGCGGAGAGGCTAGCGAGCCGCGTCACTAAACGCGCCAACGTGGTCGAGGCGCTGGAGGTGCTGGACCGGATCGACGTTCTCCCGAAGAAGCAGCGGGAAGACTCCAACTCCAAGATGCAATTCAACGTCATCGTCGGGATGCCAGGGCAGCAACAGGCGGTGATCGTGCCGCCGAGCCAGAAGCAGGTAGAGGCGGCGGCGGAAGGCGGGAAATAGTGCCGAACGAAGCCGCACTGCTCGAGGTCCTTCGAAAGATTGTCAAGCCTATGCCTGCGCACCGGTCTACCAGGACTCCGGTGATGCGCGCCACTACGCAGGCCGACAGAGAGAGAGTGGCGCGGGCAAGCGCGGGTAACATAGTTCCCTCGACCGGACAGGAGCGGGGAGATCCGATCGAGACCCCCCAGACCAAGATCCAGGACATCCTCAACTTCGCGATAGACCCCGGCAACTGGAACCCAGTAGGCCCCGCGCAAGCCACAATGTCGATCCCGCTGGAACGGCTGATTGAGCGATTAACATCGCGCGGCTCTCAGGGGGCAGATGCGCTGATCGCCAAGTCTCCCTCCCGGCTACTCAAGGAGCTGATCTCCAAGTTCAGTATGGGCGGCGGTCCTGAAGGTCGTGTCGGCTCCTATACACCTGCGCAGGTGGCATCCGGAGTAGTACCGGATGAGCTTATTCACACAGGCACGGGACCTAAGCTGGGCGGAGGCGAGGGGGTTCCCGGTTGGGAAAAGGTGGTGGCTCAGAAGGAGCTGTACCGTATAACCCAGCAGATGTTGGACGATCTCGGTATTCCGGCCGGAGAATCGGTGATCGCTCACCGTGGCGGTCCTCTGTACACCCCCGGATATCGGTTGACTCCGACTTCGGTGGATAGAGGAATTAGTAAAGGTTTTGCTCGTTCATTTGATGCTGATGAGTATCGCAAGACTCGGAAAATGCATCTCACGGATCTGGAGTCCTACGAGGTTCCACGCACCTCCATCCGTGCCCTCGCAGGCATTCTATCGCGCGGCGATGATACTTCGCTCTCCGAAATGTTGATCCCCTCTGCGACTCTGGCCAAGGGCAAAGTCGGTGATGCTATAATCCCCACCCTGGAATCCGATCCCAGCCTCATCAGGTCTATTCCTTCCAAGCTGCGTCGCGAAATAGCGCGGCTGTCGAAAGGTAAATAGGTGGCTGTCGCTAAGTGCTGCTGGTGCGGCGGCTCTTTCGTCCGAGTAGACGGCCATTTCTGGTGTACTACTCCCGCCTGCCGCGAGCGTCAAGCCGCTCATTCCGTCGCCGTCCAGATGGTGCCCCGGAAGAAGGCTCACTGGATGAAGAGAGGGCCGGAGCCGGAGCCGACAGTAAAGTACCTGTACGTTCCGGTGCCTCGTCAGGTGGAGTTCGACGCTTGCATGGCACGGTACTTACTGGGTGGAGGAGCTGCTGGTAGTACCAAGTCCCATGGAGCCCGCTGGAATATGTATCGGCGCGCGATTGCCCTTCCTGGCTATGAGGGCCTGATTCTTCGCGAGACCTGGGACGAGCTTAATAAGCACCATTTCCGCTTGATGGATGCCGAGGCCAACGTCTTTCAGCAGCACGGTATCAACGCCCGCTTCTCTATTACTAACCGCGAGATGACGTTCTACCACGCCAACGGCATCAAGTCGGTGATCGAGGGCGGTCACATGGAGAATCCGGAGGATGTCAAGAAGTACCTGTCGAGGGAGCGCGACGAGATCGTTGCTGACGAAGGCTCCTTGTTTCCACCGCGACCCCTTCTTGAGCTATCTACCCGTGCCCGCTCCACCAAGCCTCAAATTCTCGCCGCTGGCTTCCGAGGTCTGTTCCGGGTCTACACCAATCCCGGCGGTCCTGCCTCCTCTACTCTCCGCGACTTCTTTATCGATCACTCTCCCGATTGGGATCAGTTTCCGGCCAAGCTGCGTGAGGATTATCGTCCCTCTGAATGGGTATACATCCCCGGCATCTTAGAAGACAATCCTTACCTCGACGAGAACTACGAGAGGGATCTTGCTATTCTTTCCCCGTGGCGCTACGAGCAGCTCCGCCACAACAATTGGGATATCATGGCGGGACAGTTCTTCCATGAGTTCAAGTCCTCCACCCACGTCAAGGACCTGGGCGATCCCGGTGGCGATGTCGAGTGGTTCCGTTCCATGGATTGGGGCTACATTAACCCTGGCGTCTGCCTCTGGTGGGCGTGTCTCCCTGATGGCGTCCTCTATATCCGTAAGGAACTCAAGTTCTCCCACACCTCCATTCCCGAGGTTTCCGACCAGATCCGCGAGATTACCAAGGATCTCGGTATCCCCCGCGTCCGCTATACCTCCGCCGATCCTTCCATCTTCTCTCAGTACGGAGGCAGCAGCAGCGACAAGCAGGAGGGGGAAACCATTGCCGAGACTTTTGCTCGACCTCCGTGCCGCGTCCCGCTGGTCAAGGCCGACAATAACCGCTCTTCCGGCTGGCAGCGGATAAGGGAGCTGCTGCGATTGCGCCCCGATGGTAAGCCGTGGCTAGTCATCCATCCCGATTGCCGCTACCTCATCCGCACTTTTGCCGCTGCTACTTCGGCCAAGCACGATCCCGAGGATATTGGGTTCGAGGATGACCACGCTCTTGATGCTGCTCGCTATGGTGGAATGTCGCGGCCTTCACCTACACGGAAATCCAAGGTGGGGTCATCGAAGACATTCCGGGCCGCGCAGGAGAGGGTCAGACAGCATCAGCGCCAGTTAACCGTACGCTAGTACTACTTGCATCGTTACTCACACCTATGCTACACTATTGGCCAACAGGAGATACACAAATGGATGGACGCAACCTCTACAGCATCAAGTTCCGTAAGGGAATGACGGGAGTTCAGTCCGGGTTCCTCACCGCCTCCTCGCTCGCTCGCGCCGAGGAGCTGGGCCATTACTGGTGCGACAACCAGATTAATTGTCGCTTCATCCGGGTAGAGCCCGCCGTGATCGCAGATGAGTCGCTACTGCCCGGTGCCGAAGAAGAGGCAGTGGAAGAGGTAGAGACAGAGATGGCGGAAGAATCGAAGCCCAAGTCCCGCAAGTCGTCCAAGGCGGCTGCAGCCTAGCTCGGGCCATCCGGTGGAACACACTTGCGGTCGATGTAGCGCCTATTATGATGATGCGGTCCATCTATCCATGTGCCCGCACATCATAGTGGACAATCCTATCTCCTTGTGTGTGGCTACGACCGAGGATTGCATTAACGAGATCGTTAACGATACCTTGGTCGAGCTAGAAAATGCCCACCTGCCCATACCGCTGTGGTACCGTGAATCCTGAGGAGCCCGATGCCTAGACAAACCGAAGCTGACCGCATCAAGCTCTGGGAGCGCCGTACCACTTCCGCCAACAAGCTATACGATAAGTGGTCGGAGCGGTACGAGACGAAGCTGCTGGAAGACTACTATCTCGGGAAGCAGTGGAAGGGGCTGGCGGAGGAGGATGCCCAGAAGCGTTATGTCATCAACCTCGTATTCTCCTCCCTCGAAGTAAATAAGCCCGCGCTGATCTTCCACCGCCCACAGGTTCGTGTACAGTCGCGTCCGGAGAGAAGCGATGACTTGGGCTCGATGTCCGAGGACCGCTCCCGTATCTCTCAGGACATGATCCAGACCTTTATCGACGATCCTGACATCGATTTCGCGCTCGAAACCTCCCTCGCTCTTCAGGAGGCCCACTTTAGGTTCGGAGTCATCGAGGTAGGCTACACCGCCGATTTCATTGACAACCCCAACGCCGGTAAGCCGGTCCTAAAAGAAGATAAGGACGAGCCGGTACGGGATCGAGATGGTAAGGAGGTGCTCCAATCGGATCGTATCGTCTCTCACGAGAATCTCTTCATCAAGCGCGTTCCTGCCTCCACCTTCCGCTGCTCCCTCTCGTCCAAGAACAAGATGGCGCGGAACGACTGGGTAGGATACTACGAGTGGCATTACGTTGAGGATGTCAAGCGGAATAAGAACTATAAGAACACGGCGGGGTTAAAGCCGACCGGGTTAATTGCGAAGGACCTGCGGTCGGACGGCGATGGTGATCTGGAATCCGAGCAGCATCATGGTATGGTGAAGCTGTGGAAGGTGTGGGATTTACGTTCGGGTACCCGCCACGTTCGCGCGGAAGGTCACCCTAAGTTCCTGCTCGAGGATGTCAAGTATAAGTTCCTTCCTTTCTCCGTTATCAAGTTCCACGAAGTCCTCGATTCCTTCTACCCGCTACCGCCCGTCTACCAGTGGCTGGGACCGCAGGACGAGGTTAACGAGACGCGCGAGATGCAGCGGGCGCATCGGAGGCGATTCTACCGGCGCTATACCTACCAGGAAGGGTCGATTGATGAGACGGAACTGGAGAAGCTGGAATCAGGGGGAGACGGGGTATACGCGAAGTCGAACCAGCCCGATCCTCTCCACCCGGTTGCCGATGCCCCGTTGTCCTCCGACGTATGGCAGCATCTCGACGAGTCCAAGCAGGACT